GTCACGGGCGGCCGCACCCGTCTGGAAAAAACGGTGGAGGATGCCGTGGAAGGCCGCCGCCCCCGTCCCCCCTACCGGGACGACTTCGCGCCTCCCTTCCACTCCGGACAGCCCCTGGACGACCTTTTTATGGATACGCCCCAAGCTCCCCACAGGGAGCCGCGTCCCTGTCCGCCACCCCGTCCCTGCGCCCCCGGCCGGGACGATGCCCTGATGCCCCATACCGGTGGAGACGGCGGCCATACGGACTGCGGAGGCGGTGACGGCTGCGGAGGCGGCGAATAATGGCCCACAGCGCAAGCCTGAAAGCCGCCTGCCGCGCGGCCTATATCGACAACATGCCGCTCACGCAGATAGCCAAGGCCCAAAACGTGCCCCTGGCCACCCTGCGCAGCTGGAAGCGCCGCGCGCTGGAGCGGGGCGACGACTGGGACAAACTGCGGGCGGCCAACCTGCTGGCGGGCGAGGGCATGGAGGCCGTGGCCCGCCAGACCCTGAGCGACTATGTGCTGCAACACAAGGCGCTCATGGGCGAGATCATCGAGGCCCAGGACATGACGGCCCGCGAAAAAACGCAGGCCCTGGCCAGCCTGGCGGACAGCTTCAATAAAATGGTCAGCGCCAGCCGCCGCGTGCTGCCGGAGACCAACGAGCTGTCCGTGGCCCTGCGCGTGATCCAGATGCTGACCGAGTTCGTGCGGCGGCAGTTCCCCCAGCATGCGGCGGCGCTGCTGGAAGTGCTGGAGCCCTTCGCGGACGAAGTGGCGGAAAAACTGGGAGGCCATCGTGGCTAGGATGACAGCGGACGACTTTCGGGCGGAACTTGCGGCCCTGGCCAATGGCCTGCGCCGTACCATCGAGGCGGACTGCGCCAGCTTCCCGGCCGACGCAAAGGCCAGTGCCCAGCGTGTCCGGCGTGTGCAGGGGGATTTTCCCTTTTTCCGGCGGACGTACTTTCCGCACTACACCCGCCGCAAGGACGGCACGCCCACCGGAGACAGCGCCCTGCACCTGTGGCTGGACACGGCCCTGCCCGCCGCCGTGGACAACCCGGAAGGCATCCGGCAGGCCTGCGCGGCCCCGCGCGGCGAGGCCAAGACCACCTTTGTGGACGTGTTTTTCCTGTTGTGGTGCGTGGTCACGGGCCGCAAGCGCTATATTTTGCTGGTAGCCGACGCCTTCGAGCAGGCGGCCAGCTTCCTGGAGGCCATCAAGGTGGAGCTGGAAAGCAACCCGCGCCTCATGGCCGATTTCCCCGGCCAGTGCGGCGAGGGGCGCGTCTGGAACGTGGGCACCATCATCACGGCCAGCAACGTCAAGATACAGGCTTTCGGCGCGGGCAAGCGCATGCGCGGCCTGCGGCACGGTCCGCACCGCCCGGACCTGGTGCTGCTTGACGATCTGGAAAACGACGAGAACGTGCGTTCCCCGGAGCAGCGCGACAAATTGGAAAACTGGCTCATGCGCACGGTGCTGTCCCTCGGCCCGGCGGACGACAGCATGGACGTGATCTACATCGGCACCATCCTGCATTACGACAGCGTGCTGGCCCGCACCCTCAAAAAGCCGCAATGGCATGGCCGCACGTTCCGCGCCGTGGAAAAGATGCCCGACGATCTGGCCCTGTGGGACATATGGGAGCGCTTCTACAAGACGCCCTCGGTCGGCCCGGAAAAAGCGCGGGCTTTCTATGAGCAGCACCGGCAACGCATGGACGCCGGGGCCGTGGTCAGCTGGCCGGACTTCCGGCCCCTCTACACCCTGATGTGCAAAAGGGCTGAGGATCGGGCCGCTTTTGACAGCGAACAGCAGAACGACCCCCTGGTGGGGGATGCCGCGCCCTTCGCGGAGGCCATGCAGTTCTGGAGCGAGCTGCCGCCGGGCCTGATCTTTTTCGGGGCCTGCGACCCCAGCCTGGGCAAGGCCGGGGCGGGGCGCGACCCTTCGGCCCTTCTGGTGGGCGGCCTGGAACGGGAAAGCATGCGCCTTTATGTGGTGGCCGCCGACATCAAAAAACGCCACCCGGACCGCATCATCCAAGACCTGATCGCCCTGCAACGGCAATGGCATTGCGTGCTGTGGACCGTGGAGGCCGTGCAGTTCCAGGAGTTTTTCGCCGAGGTGCTGGTGCGCGAGGCCGCCCGGCAGGGCCTGCCCCTGCCGGTATCGCCCGTCAAGAACTGCACGGACAAAAACCTGCGCATCGAGAGCCTGCACCCCTATTTCTGCCAGGGCCGCATCCTGCTGCGTCCTGACCAGCGCGCCCTGGTGGACCAGTTGCGGCATTTCCCCCTGGCCGACCATGACGACGGCCCGGACGCTCTGGAGATGCTCTGGCGTGCCGCCTCGCAGGGCTACGTCTCTCTGCGGGACGCCTTCGTGCGCGTGCCGCGTGCCCGCTCCCCCTTCGAGAGCGTCCCGCAGGATGATGCCCCCATGCCCGATGACCCGTTAGAAAATGGATGGATATGACGCCATGCGATACAAAGCCAAACGCCCTCCGCGCAACCCGCGTCCCTCCCCGGAGGCCCTGCGCGGGGCCGTACAGACCGAAAGCGGCGACACCGCGCCCCTGCTGTATCTGGAACAGCTGCCCAACCTGACCAACGGCCTGACGCCGGGCAAGCTGCGCCGCATCCTGGCCGACGCCGAACAGGGCAATATCGTGGAGCAGCACGCGCTTTTTGCCGACATGGAGGACCGCTGCGAGCACCTGGCCTGCGAGATAGGCAAACGCAAGCGGGCGCTGCTGACCCTGGAATGGGACATCATCCCCGGCAGCGATGACGCGCGGGCACGCGAGGTGGCGGAAAAGGTCCGTGCCATGGTGGACATGATGCCCGGCGCGGAGGACATGCTTCTGGACATGGCCGATGCCATCGGGCATGGCTTCGCGGCGCTGGAGCTGGAATGGGGCATGGTGGACGGCTGGCATATCCCGCAAGCCCTGACCTTCCGCCCGCAGTCCTGGTTCCAGTGCCTGTGGACGGACCGCAACCGCCTGCGCCTGCGCGACGGCAGCGCCGAGGGCGCGGAGCTGTGGCCCTGCGGCTGGCTGGTCCACACCCACAAAAGCAAAAGCGGCTGGCTGCCGCGCTCAGGCCTGTTCCGCACTGTGGCCTGGGCCTACCTGATCCGGGCCTATGCCCTGAATGCCAATATCGCCTACACCCAGATCCACGGCCTGCCCCTGCGCCTGGGCAAATACCCGCCCGGCTCCACGGCGGAGGACAAAAGCGCGCTGCTGCACGCCCTGCGCTGCCTGGGGCAAGATGCGGCGGGCATCATCCCGGCGGGCATGGAGGTCATCTTCCAGACGCCCACGACCACCACCCAGGACATCCCCGGCCAGCTGGTGACGCGCTGTGAACAGGGCATGAGCAAGGCCATCCTGGGCGGCACCCTGACCACGCAGGCCGACGGCAAAACAAGCACCAATGCCCTGGGCACCATCCATAACGAGGTCCGGCGCGACCTGCTGACGGCGGATGCCATGCAGCTGGCCGCCACTCTGACCAGCCAGCTGCTGGCCCCGCTGTGCCTGCTTAACCTGGGCATCACGGACCGCAAATTGCTGCCCTACTGGCGTTTCGACACGCAGGAGGCCGGGGACCTGGCCCTCTATGCCGATGCCCTGCCCAAACTGGCCCCATACATGAAGATAAGCCGCCAGTTCGTCCACGAGCGCCTGAAATTGCCCGTGGCCCTGGACGAGGGCGACGTTTTCCGCGCCGAAGGGCAGGACGAGGACGGCAACGACGACCGGCCCGGCAGGCAAAATGCCACCGCGCGCCTGACAGTCCCTGCCGGGGATGACGCGGCCGAAGACGACGAAGGGGACGACGGGGCAGGACAGGACGCTCTGGACAGCATGTGCGACAGCGCGGACGCCGCTCTGGCCGAGGCCGCCGGTGCCCTGCTGGGGCCGCTTTTTGCCGAGGTGGCGGCGGGCCTTCCCCCGGAGGAGCTGGAAAAACGGCTGGCGGACCTGTACCCCGCCATGGACGCCGCACAGCTGACGGACATCCTGACCCGCCTGCTGTTCGTGGCGCAACTCGAAGGGCGCAGCCATGAAGACCCCCATTGATCTGGCCTATGTCCTGACCCTGCCGCCGGAAAAGGCCGTGGCCTGGTTCCGCCGCAAGGGCCGCCGCGTCTCGTTCGACTGGCACAGCATGTGGAAGGAAGCCCACGCCACGGCCTTCACGGTGGCCAACTGCGCCAGGCTGGACGTGCTGCGCGACCTGCAACTGGGCATCCGTACAAGGCTGAAGGAAGGAAAAAACGAGCAGTGGTTCGTGCGGACGCTGGAACCCATACTGCGCGCCAAGGGCTGGTGGGGGCCGCGTGACGAGGTGGACCCGCGCACGGGCGAGGTCATCACGGTGCAGCAGGGCAGCCAGTGGCGTCTGGGCCTCATCGCCCGCCAGAACGTGCAAAGCGCCGTCAATGCCGGGGCCTGGGAAGACCAGTGGGACAACAGGGAGGAGGAGCCGTATCTGCGCTATGTCTCCATGGAAGACGCCCGCACCCGGCCCCAGCACCGGGCGCTGCACGGCAAGATCTTCCCCATCGACGACCCGTTCTGGCAGACGCATTACCCGCCCAACGGCTGGAACTGCCGCTGCAACGTGGAAGGCGTGAGCCCGGCCCGCCTGAAACGCAGGAAATGGAAGGTGGAAAGCTCGGAAGGGAAGATGACCACGCGGGAGATCATCATCCGCGACCGGCGTACCGGCGAGGAGACCGTCCGCACCGTCACGGGCTACAGGTACGACAAGGACAACATCTTCTGGACGGATGCGGGCTTTGATTACAACCCCGGCGCCGTGGCCCTGGCGGACAACATCCTGCGCGAGCGCATCCGGGGCCTGAACGACCCGGCCCTGTACGAGCAGGCCCGGCAGGCCATCAACAACAGTACGGCCCGGCACGAGGGCTTCGCCGCCGTGGTGGAAGGATGGCAGAAGGACAAGGTCATCCGCAAACGTGCGGCCATTTTGGGCCTCATGCGCTGGCAGGAGCTGCTCCATGCCCGTGCCCAGGGGGCGGATGCCAGCGGCGTGGTGGTCTTTGCCGACGACCGTCTGCACCATGCCGGGCGCGGCGTCCACCAGGCCAAGGGCACCGCCGTACCGGATGCCATCTATCCGCAGCTGGCCGCCCTTTTTTCCCGGCCCGAGGCCGTCTACTGGGACGAGGCGCACGAGAACCTGCTCTATCTATTCCCCGACCCGGAGGACGGCTGGTGCCGCATCATGCCCGTCAATGTGCCGGGCACGGACAAAAAGAAACAAAAAAAGCTGGGCCGCCATGATGGCGTGGCCAGCTTCTACCGTCTGGAACGCAGTAACCTGCATCGCGGACGCAAACTGCAAAAAATCCGCTGACCGTTGCCGCCGGGATTTGAACCCGGATACCGGCCCCCTTTTGCAAGGGGGGCGCGCGTTACCAGCTTACGCGTACAGCAGCAGTCAGCGGAAAAAATGTTCAGCGAACACAAACAGAGGGAATCCGCTGACTGCTGCCGCCGAGACTCGAACTCGGATACCACCTCTCCCCTTGCGAGGAGAAGTGCACGTTGTCGATTCTTACGCGCACTAACAGCGGCCAACGGAAATACCTGCAGGACAACTTTACCCATGATCCGCATAGAAGTAAACATCGACGACGACCAGCTTATGGACAGCCTGGCCGCCCTGGCCCGGCAGGGCGAAGACGCCAGCCCCATCATGCGGGGCCTGGCCGGTATCATGCGCTCCGCCGCGCAGGACGCCTTCGACATGGAATGCGATCCCGTCACCGGGGCCGCCTGGCCGCCCCTCAATGAGGCGTACAAAAAACAGCGCTACGCCGACCGTTACACGGGCAAGACGCTCAACCGCACGGGCGACATGCGCCGCAGCCTGAGCGTTCGCTACGGCAGGGACTTTGCCCTGGTGGGCGTCAACGCCCCCTATGCCGCCGCGCACCAGTTCGGCGCGCGTACCAGGCCCCACATCATCCGCGCCCGCTCCAAAAAGGGCCTGAGCTTTTACGGCCGCAACGGGGAAAAGCTGGTCCGCAAGGTCGTGCACCACCCCGGCAGCGCCATCCCCCCGCGCCCCTTCCTGGGCGTGGGCGAAGACCACAAGGCCGAGATGCGCCGGCTGATCGTGCGCCACCTGCGCAAGGCCGTGCGGGGCGCATGACCACGGGACGCTGTGCGTCGTGTTTCCCTTCCGGGCGGGCCATCGCCCATGTTTTCCTGTTTCTGAAAATCTAACGCCCCTCTAACGCCCGCCACGCGCCCGTAAGGCATCCTCTCCAAACCAGACACGGGGATAGTTGAAGCGCTGAACAGCTTCGACCTTTTTTCCCCGC